AAAAAAGAAACAACAACATCTTGCGACGGAAAAACAAGCAGCAATAAAATTATTGGAGGACATCCTGATACTGGTCACCCTTCTACTAAGTATGTGGGAACACAGGTAGGCTCTAACCCTTACTTTAAACATAGTCAAGAGTGTAGACCTTATAAAGGACCCGGAACTCCACAAAATCCTGTTGTAGAATTGCCACAATCGGGAATTCAATTTATGTCTATTTCCGGTCATACTTTTGTAATGGATGATTCTGTTGAGGAACCTTTTGGAAATCCAGAATGGGACAGATCTACAAAAGAATTTGATTTTGGATGTAACAACCATTATGTAGGTCGTACTTATTGGCAATCTGCTACTGGTCATAGAATAGAGATGAGCGATGTCGAAAGCCCCGTGGGCGAAGAGGGAGCGGCTCTGCGGGGAAAAGAAAACTATATCAAAATACTAAGTGCCGGTGGCAACAAGATAGAGCTAAATGATCATACAGTATCCAAAAAAGATTGTGAAGGTTGTCCTCCAAACATAGCAGGAGAACAAAGAGGAATACACTTACAATCAACAAGCAATCACACAATTGATATGGTTGATGATACAAACGAACAATGCGGTCCTTGTAGAAAAGATGGTGGAACACCAACCGCAAAATCCAAAAAAGCATTTGTCAGAATTAGAACCGGCTACGGACTTGAGATGAAGTTTAGTGACGATTCCGATCAAACAGAAACACAACAACAATCCATACAAATTTTTTGTCCACAAAAAGACAATAAAGAACGTGGACCACATATTCATCGCTATCAAGAAGCGCCAAGTGGTCCAGGACTAGTATTTTTGCGAGTTGGTGGCAACTATGTTGTTAGTACATATGACAATCAGATATCTATTATTGGAGAACCAGAGAAAAATCCATCAGATAAAATTGAAATAATAAGCAAAATCAAACTAGTTTACACGAAAGATATGTATATAAATATAACAGAAAAATTACATTTATTTTACGCTAAAGAGAAAATACTACTATTGGCAGGAGAAGACTGCTCAGAGGGTGGTTGTTGTGGAGAAGAGACTCCCTGCTTTGGAGCTGTTCTAGTGTATGATTACTGTAGTGGATGTGTAAGAATAAGCGACAGAGTATTCGCCAGTACTAGCGGCAAAGCACAAGTAGCATCCATTTTCATGTTGAAGCCTTTAACCAAATGCAAGGATTGTTAATGACAAGATTTTTAGGATTTCCATATCCAATAGAAAAAACAAATAGAGGATATTTCTATTCTCAGGGAGAAATAGACCAGATAAAGTCAGATATGTTGATTTTATTGTTAACAAATCCGGGAGAAAGAGTAATGAATCCAGACTATGGAACTCCATTGAAAAAGTATATTTTCGAGCCAAATGATGTAGTATCAAGAAATCAAGTCAGACAAGAAATCATAAGGTCTATAACAAAATGGGAACCAAGAGTCTCTATTAGTCAGGTAGAAGTATTAACTAAGGCTGATGAAAATTCGCTAAATACATTTGATGATAGAAAAGAAGAAGATAGTATCTTATTTGTTAGAATATTGTTTATCGATCCTCAAAATATACAAGAGATTCAAGAACTAGTTTTAGAACTACCCTTAGCTGGAGCAGGTGCTTAATGATAAATAACTGTCCTTTTGATGTAACTCCATATTCTCAATCAAATAATATAGTTACTCCAAATATATTTAATTTAAATTATACAAATCAAGACTACTGGTCTATGAAGACTAGGCTTATTAATTTTATCAAACAAAACTTTGATAAAGACTTTGCCGACTTTGTGGAGTCATCATTGGGAATAATGCTAATTGAAAACTGGGCTTTTATAGCTGATACGTTGAGCTTTAAAATGGATCAAATAGCTAATGAAGTTTTCATAGACACAGTTACAGAATTAGAAAATGCATTTAGACTTGCAAAACTAGTAGGATTCAATCCTCAACCACCTATAGCATCTAGTTCTTTGTGGACAGCAACTTTGAATAATCCTGTATTATCAGATTTGGTGATTCCTGCTCCTTTTGGGCTTTCTGTGGGTATAGGAACAGCAAACCTACAGATAGAATTGTATCCAGCAGATTCTCATAACAATCCAATATTAGATCAAGATATAATCATTCCTGCTGGCAGCGTTGTTAATGCTAGCATAGTTGGACTAGAAGGTTCTACAAGAACCCAACCAGCCACAGGTACTGGTGCTGTAGCACAAAGTATTACTCTCCCACAATTCCCTGTAATATATGATTCCGTGAGAGTTAGAGTGGACGGCGTCACATGGGATGTAGTTGATTATTTCACAGACTCGCAACCCAGAAGAGAATGTAGGGTAGAATTTGATTCTTTATATAAAGCCTATGTAATATTTGGCAATAGTAGAGCTGGCATGATTCCTTCGAACGGAAGTGCTATAGACATTACCTATAGAATAGGTGGCGGTGCTATAGGTAATGTAGTGAGTAACACAATCACAAAGCAAACAGTAATATCAGTAAACAGTATCGAATATCCAATTCCCGTTTCTTTTTCAAACTATACAAAAGGACAGTATGGATATGATGGAGATACTATAGAAGACATTAGAAATAAGCTACCAGGCTGGATAAGAACTCAACAAAGAGCAGTTACTGGTTTGGATTACAAGACAATAGCAGATCAGTTTGTAACCCCTTATCAAGGAAAAATAGGCAAATCTACTGTTGCTTTAAGGAATTATGGTTGTTCTGGGAATATAATTGATCTTTATGTTTTGGCACAAGAAGGCACAGACGGCCTTTCTGAGGCGAGCGACGAACTAAAGGTTGAATTAGAAAGTCATATAAACAATGTTAAAATGCTTACTGATTTCGTTTGTATTAAGAATGGGGTTGTAATAAGCGTAGATGTTTCTATCGATGTAGTTTTAGATAGATTTTATAGAAAATTTGAAAACGAATTAAAAACAAAAATACAAAATAGAATCTCACAGTTCTTTTCTTTGCCAAAATGGGACTACAATCAAGATTTGAAAGACAATAATCTTTTGAAGTCCGTCTCAGATTTAAAAGAAATAAAAAGAACAGATATAACTTTTACTACTAACGACCCTAAAAATGGTGGCAGCAGCGTAACGACAAAGTATTATGAAATAATCAGACCGGATGTAATAGACATAAGTTTTACTTACGAATGAGGATCTCTTGGCTACATTAACCATAAATGACAACCCATCTATCAGCGATACTATTGTTTTCGACATAGAAACTCCAGATGTTAACAATTGTTTTCTATCCGACCCTTACAAGGTAGATAAGATTACTATTTACTTTGTAGCAAGAGACTTTGCGAGTGGAAATACAAATCAATATGAAAATGTTGATTATGACACCCAGAAACTAAAAACAGCAGAAGAATCAGAAGCTGTTGCATGTGTTTCACCTACAGAAGCCAATATATCAGCAGCTAAAAAAGCAAGACAAATAGCAGATGATAGCCGTAATATAAATACCTTTTTTTACAAAGAGGCTATTCCAGTCCATATTATAGGCAGCGAGGAGTACCCAGCTTGGTTGTCAACAGATACAAACAACTCTTTTATAGACCATACAACTGTTGATTCTAATGGCGATCCAATATACGGTCGTTTTACATATACTTGGAATCCTATGGGCATGAGAGAAGGAGATTACTTTATTTGTTGGTCATGGACTTCTATAGAAGCCACCTCAAGTGTATCTTCTCACAAAAGATTTAGTTTGTCTGGAGATACTCAGACAACAACAAGTATACCTACACATTATACTAATCCTAAAAAGTATATGACTTTACTAGAACGATATTTGCCCGAGATGTTTAAAGCTTTGATAACTCCTAGCGATGTTACACCGGATGTTTTAAACAGAATGAATATCTCTTTATCTAAAGGATTTAATGTACTAGAAGATTTAGCGAACCAGATAGTTGACTTGCAAGATGCTAATTCTGTTCACGAGTTTTTAATCCCATATTTATCTAATTTTTTTGGATTAAAATTAAAAACAGATGACCCTACAAAATGGAGAGGGCAAATAAAACGTGCAATTCCATTGTACAAGAAAAAAGGAACATTAAATGGACTTTATGAAGCATTGGAACATGGGGGAGCAACACTAAACAAAATAAGCCAACTATGGCAGGTCGTTTCTTCGTATACTTGGCAAGAATCATTTTTTTATGATGGACAAGAAACTAGTTTCACTTTGTCGAAATTATTGACAACCAAAGAATCTAATTTTGGATTATGGGTAAGAAAAGAAAATAGTCCAAACTGGGTAGAGCTTGATAAAAATTATGTCGAGTTCAATAGTGTAGATGGAGTTACAACTATGATATGGATAGGTGATAGTTTACATGATAGTTTGCTAAACAGTCCACTTGCAACAAATGATGAGATTAGAGTTTTATACAAATATCAAGAAATTCCTAACGACCAAGTAGAAATAGAAAGTTATATAGAAAGCTTACCTTTATTAGATACCAGAGACGAAACAAAACAAGTGTATCCTCCAAAAAACTGGAACGTGCGTGTGATCGCTATGGATGATGCGATGTTTGATGTAATAATTCCAAGCAGGCATCCTTTTCACGAAGATATAATTTATGGACAAATAAGAACAGAATTTCCATATGGCGAAAATGTTTATCATATGGACGAATATAACGGCAGCTTAAGAAACTCAAAAAATCCTTGCGATATAGATAAAAACTTTATAGACCCCTGTGGGGCCTGTGTAAGTAGCAGCTACAATGTTGATTTAGAAATAGAACAAATATCAAATGATAAGATATTAGAAGTAAAAGAAATAATAAGAGAGAACACACCTTTTCACGCTGTGTTGCACACGCTAAATGTGATGGGTGGATTTAATGAATTTGTTGAGTCTCCAATAGAAAACGTAGAGATGTTAACCAACTACTATGTTAGAGACTTTGTTTTAGCCGGTACTGCTCAGCCTTATTTTCACAGAATAATGTTAGACGTAGAAAACGAAGGAATAAAAAGAAATGAGCTAGCTACTTCGAGTTTAATAGAAACATATGAAGGCACTGCGTATAACGACAACATTGTTGTATTTTGCCCTACCGTTCCGCTAGCTACTTCGGGCGTTACAAGCGGCGATTCTTTTATTGATATAAAAAGCCCTAGTGCTAATGCAGGCGAGTATGATGTCGAAGCTTTAGACAGCAATACATTAGCTTTAGTGGACACTATCACAGAACCTATAGGAAATATAGACTCTATATTTGATGGCTCAGCTTTAAATTCTAGTGCTTTTGTTTTCGACTTAAATACTAAAGTTTATCCGATAAGTGGCACTTTATGCAACATTTATCAGGACAACACATACAGAATTTACGATTCTGGTCATGATTTTTTCTCTATGAACATAAAAACCAAAAAAGACGTAGGTAGCGGTAATTGGACAGTGTCAATAGACGGACAAGAATATGATTTAATAGATATACTTCCTGACGGTGGCATGTTGTTAAACTACGATTCTAGTTTGCCTTCATCTAATCAAAATGAAATTTCATACATTTTAAAAGATGGTTTTACACAAATAATTTCTTCTATAGGCTCGTTAAAAGTCAATTTAAGAGGTCGAGTCGAAGCCTTAGGAGCCAATGTGACTCCGGTTTCTTCTATATTCTCAAGAAAGCAATGTTATCAAAAAATTGGAAGTATTGAATATCTTGCAACGGGAATAGTGAAAGACACAGTAGACCAATATTATATTGAAGGGTACGACCAAGGAGGCAGCAACGGAGTTACTGTTGATCTGCGAGAAAAAATTGAAAAAAACAAAGTAGGATATTTAAGCTATCGTGGGCTTAAACTAGAAATAAGTGGCAACCTTGAAACAGAATTGGAAATTCAAAATGGCGTAAATTCTAGCAATAATCCTGTAGATAATGATAATTATAAAGAAAATTTTATTTTATCAATAAAAGAACAAGGGTCATCAGAAGACCCTATTTTCTATTGGATTTATGATATAGATGGAAACAATCCATCGGGATTTACTACTATGACATTGTCTGGAGCTACTCAATACTGGACTACGGCAGGAACAACAGTGGACGTTACAGTCTACAAATATACAAAATTGGGGGCTACTATACAGGGACAAAGATTTGATTTACCGGAACATACTTTTGAAAGTATAGACCGAAATGGCAAAGAGGTAATAGTTGGCATCGACAACAATCAAGATACAGTATTAAGTTTGTCTAAACCTGAAGGAAATGATTTAAATGAATATGTAGGACAACAAGAAGAAGTATCTTTCAAGATTGATTATAAAAAGGAGAATGAAAATGAGTGACCGTTTAGAAGAAAGTTTAAAACCTATAGGCAGCGTTTATGGTGAAATAGAATATAAAGATGGAAAAAAAACTTACTTTGAACACAAAAACACTGTTTTGTCCAAAGGAAGACAAGCTCTAGCCTCTTCTTTAGCAAATAGTTTTACTGGAGATTATAGTTTTTACATTTCTCGAATGATATTTGGTGATGGCGGAACTTCTGGGGGCACAAAAAGAATTATAAACACCAATAGAACAGCTCTATATGGAGTTGCACGGGCCACAAAACCAGTAATGGCAACGATTGACGCTAACATGCCAACACAAGCCATTTTTACATCTGTTTTAACTTTCAGCGATGCGAATTCATCCACTCTTAATGAAATGGCATTAGTAATGTCGAATGATGATTTTTATAGCATGGTAACATTTCCAGATTTAAACAAAACAAGTGACATGCAAATAACATTTAATTGGAGATTAAGTTTTGTATGAAAAATCATTGGTTAGAAAAAATTAACAAAGAAAAAGAAAAAGAAACAGAAGAAGATGAGACAAAAAAAGAAGAATCTGAAAAGGTTTGGGAATTAGATTTATAAGGAGTTTATTGTGGCTGACTTAAGTAAAATATCCGTTCCGAAGTACACTGGAAATCAACCATATCATTGGGAGTACGATAATCTTCCTTTGAAAGCATTGGAAGATCGGGATGTTGCGATAAATAATGAAGTAAACAGTAATTCTTCTATATTGGTTTCATCTGCCGGCACCCAAGGCACCTTATCAAACAGATTAAATCAATCTATAGATGCAGATGGAAATTTAAAAGTTGCAGCTATAGATGAATCTCTCCACAATATTGCAAAACACACAGACGGAACAACAACAGTTAGTGACCTCACAGTTTATACTGATTTGGGCTATGATGTTGCCAACCCAGTTTCTTTTGTAAGAATGTTAGAAGCTGAAAGAGCAAAGCTCGCATTGATAGACTCTAATGCAAAAAATATTACTTTAGAAGTTCACACAGATACTGGGTCTTCTTCTTTTCCAGAAGCAAATGCTATAGTGCAGCTAAAACCTTCGTCTTATATAGGGTGGCAAATAACCAACAATGAAGTAAGACCAATTCTCAATTTGTCGATGGAATTTGCACACAAGCATTATTATGATCAAGAGCCAGTTCCTCAGAATGCATTGCATTCAGATCATAAGAACTACTACACAACTTCTGTGCATACTCCTTTTATTGATGGCAGCCTAAGAGTTTATGTTAACGGAACTAGGCTTAACAGCAACGCCTTAGTTTTATATCCACCATCGCCGCCAAGGTGGTATATTTTCAGTGACTTGACATTAAACAATCTCAAAGCAAGTTGGCTTCCAAACAAATTTACTGCTAATCCAGAGCTAGGCACATTCACTCTCGATTCAGCTTTGACAGAAGACGATGTAATCATGATTGATTTTGATGTAGAAAGAAATCCCGGATGTGCTGACTCTTTGATCCCTATATGTCCTACTCCCACACCAACCCCAACACCAACACCAACCCCAACCCCTACTCCCACACCAACACGTACCCCTACTCCCACACCGACACGCACCCCTACTCCCACACCAACACGTACCCCTACTCCCACACCGACACCGACACCATGAAATTATATGAAAAAAAGAATCTAGATTATGGTTTTATAATTTTATGTTCTGATAGGAGCGTAAAATTACTGCAATCTACAGTCAACTCGATAAAAAACAGATATGTTGGATGCACCTACATATGTGCAACAGACGATTCTGCCAAACCTCGTGACATAAAAGAGATGAAAGACATATGTCCTACATTCAAAGGGAAAAATACTTTCTCTTCTTTGATAAACGTTGGAATAAAGAATGCAAAATCGGAATGGAATTTTATTATATTCGCTGGGAGTACTGTTAGACAAAGACTAGATGAGATATTCTTTGTCTTTATTGATAGCAATAAAGATGTTTTGTTTCCAATAGCCGAGAACAAGTTCGATTTTATAAATGGCACATTGAATGGATTGCTTATAAACAAACAAACATTCAAAGAAGTTGGAGATATAGAAGAAACTGGGAGCTTAGAGTTTGTTAAAACTATATGGGCTTGCAAAGCCGTCGAAAAAGGCTGTAGATTTAAAGCAGTGTCTGGTGCAAAGATATGCTAAACAAGTCCGTAAGAAAAATGCCATCTATCATCTGATGCATGTTTTCCATCTGTTACTTCTTGCAAATATTCATATAAAGAATCCCAAGAACCAAAAAATGAGTTAGAAGGCAATGTGCCCCAAAGCCAAATTGGTGCATTTTCTTTTCCTTGTGGGCATACTATAAGGGTTGGTTTTTTTGCGTTATTGCTATTTATAATTTCGTGAATTGTTCCTGTGGTTGGAACTCTATATGGCATATATGCAATTAAAAGATCGCTTCTGTCAACCATTGCAAGATCTTTTCTTACAAAAGCCTTAGCCATATTTCTCATTTTTTCATAATCTTTTTCTTCTCTGGCTTGTTGTATAGCCGGTCCCCATTGACCTTTAGGATCGCTAAAAGGATCGTAAACAGACAGACCGAATTGGTTTTTCAAAGCTTCTATGGGCTCTGTTCTCCAATTATGTGTGCCATCTCCAAACTCGATTGCACCAGATAAATATGCTGTTTTGTCTTTAAGATAATTCATTTTTTTATAAAATCTTCTATGAAAACTCTAATAGTTAGTAGAGAATATTTTACAAAAAAGGAATTAATATGTCAAATCAAGAAATAGGATTGTCCGGAATTTCTTCTGGCGGTGAGGAGCCTAAGCAAATTTCTTTTAAACAAGAAATATCAGATGTATTGCAAAATCAACCCTCAGAACGGCATAGTTTTTTTCAATTAAGATATTTTTTGATAGGGAAAGAGCCTACTAATCAGTCTAAAATGTGGCAGTGTTTGAGAGAATTAAAATCAAGAAAAGAATCTATTGATTCTTTAGAATTAGAATACGAAGAACAAAAAGACCGACTAGAATTACTAGGTATCGAGGAGTCTATGCTAAACTTGTTTCAAAAAGAAGCACAAAACGAACTAGAAGAATTAAAAAGTAAAGAAACAAATATAAAGATAAAACAAATAAAAAGAAAAAAAACTGCTTTAATTTCCTCATTAGACTCGCTTATAAACAAAAAAAGATTTATAGAAGAGGAATCTCATTTCTTTTTAGAGATGTTCAAAACATTACAAAAGGTAGAGCCTTTACGTCCTTTTGATGATATAGAAGCTCAAAAAGAGTATTGGTCGGAGAAATTAACTCAGAAATTAAATCTTAAGATGTTAACAGGTGGACAACTAGATACAGAATTAGTCGAGACAGTCATTGCCCTTCCAGATGAAATCGAACTTAAAAAACAGGTATTAAACACTCTAAGTGTGCGTCGTTCGCAAATGGTAAAAGCTATGGAACAGACTGTTACCGGCATAGATAAAAGCAAAGGATAATTAATGGCCATTAGAATATCATCACAAGACGTAGGATATCAACTCGGACAGCTATCATTATATCCAGTTGCATTAGATTCAAAAAACCAACTTTATACAGCAAAAAACAATGCAATAACTGCGTTGAAACACAGTTTGACGTATACAGGTAAATACATCATTGTAGATGATGCTACTGATTTTCCTGATAACGGCATATTGAGAATAGGTTCTCCGCCAGGAAAATATGGTCCATCCGAGAGTGTTTATTATGAGTCTAAACAAGGCAATACTTTTAAGGATATAATTAGAGGGTTTTCAGGCTCAAAACAAACTGTATGGCCTGCTGGAAGCGTTGTCTCTTGTGCTGTTTTTGCAGATCACCACAACTCTGTTAAAGATGCGATATTGCAAGTCGAAAACAATTTAGGCGTGGCTGTTGCTCCAGCAACCGGTTCTTTAAATGAAATATTACGAAGTCAAGAAGCCAAATTTCTTGCTCCAAAAGCTCTTTTTAGAGCTTATCCAACAACTGGTGCACCGCTTACAACAGTTAGATTTCAAAATTTTAGCACTGGGCCTGTGATACGGTATTTTTGGGATTTCGGAGATGGAACAACGTCTTCGGAAAAATCCCCTACACACACCTATCAAAAAGAAGGAATTTATTCAGTTCAGTTAAATATCATTACTTCTTTGGGGGCTCAAGGATATGCGACTAAATCAAATTATATAACAATCAGTCAAGATTCAAAAGAACCATTTATCTATGTAATTCCATCTTCTGCCAAACCTTATAAATCAATAGAGACCGCAAAAGCTAATGGAGGAGCCGCCACAGTTTTTACTCTTGTAGATCAAACTGACGGTGATATTACACAAAGATGGTGGAATTTAGATGGAGATGGAATAGAAGTAGATGGGATAAATGCGATAAGCACCAACGGCACTACAGTATTCTCAAGTTCAAGCGTTACAAACATACCATCCACTAGCGTCTTATCTGCAGGCATGGTGGTGACCGGAGATGGCATTAAGGGTGGAACTACAGTTCAATCGATAGATTCTGACACTGCGATCACTTTAAATAAAACTGCTAGTATTAGCGGCACAGGCTCTCTTCAGTTCTTTTCAACATCTGCAAATTCTCATGTTGTTAATACTGTTTCAATTACAAACCCAAATACACACACATTGAAGTTTATGTACAACAACTTATCAGCTTCTGAATACAATCCTTCTTTATTGATTCTTTTAGGTAGTCAAGTATTAAAGAAAGCTTATATTAATTCATCAAACAGTTTAGGATCAGGACTGGTGATTACATGACAATACCCAAAACTACATATCCGGAAACAATAGATACGAATCAAACGCTTTTTTATGTAAGCGACGGACTCAGGGTTAGATTATCAGAAGACTATAATCCCGGAGACACATCGATAACTGTGGTGGCTGAAGAGTCGGTGATGAGAAGCTTTAACTCCACGGGAATTATCACCCTCACAGAACAGTGTAGTGAGCCTGAATTTAGAGCTAT